ATGTCGGGCTGGTTGTTGACCCGTACATTAAAGGTATGCGGCGATTTGTGCCGCTTGCCGATGAAGTACCGGCAGTATTGTTTAGTGATAGTCAAGATTATGAAAAGGAGGACAAGACTATGACAGTAAAAATTAAGAATGACCGCGAGTTTGACGTTGAAGTAACCTACGCGGTTGACGGCAAAAACAAAACCGAAACGGTTGCTGCTGGTACTGAGATTGAAGTGCCAGAAGACCAAGCAGAAGCTGTGAAGCAGCAAATCGCTGACGCTGAGGCGCCAAAAGATAATGACAAAGAGGATGAATTGTCCAAACGCGAGAAAGCATTGGCTGATCGCGAGGCGGCGCTAGCAGAGAAAGAAGCTGCAGCAGCAAAGCGAGACGCTGAGGCGAAGTTTAACAAGTTGTTGAGCGACGGCAAGGTGGTGCCAGCTCAAAAAGATGCATTTATGGCACTATCCGAGGCATCAAGCACTGAAATCCACCTATCTGATGATGAAACCAAGACCGTTGATACGTTATTAAGCGAGTTTATCGAGGCAAGTCCAAAACTGAACTTGACTGACGAGAAAGGAACTGACGGCGAAGGCAACGGTGGCGGCGATGAAATTCAGCTAAGCGAGGACGAACAAAGCCTGACAGACCTCGGCTTGAGCGAAGAAGATTTGAAAGAAACTAAACGTCAGGAAAAGGGAGAATAGCAAATGGCTAATCTAACAGCTCCGCGAGACGACAGCCGACAAACCGGTGATTTGGTTGAAGTTGATGCGGGAACAAATAAGATTTTTCACGGCGCTGCTGTGACAATCGCAAGCAACGGCTATGCACATGCTGGCGCTCCAAAAGAGCCTTTTGTAGGCGTCGCCCAGGAATCCGTAACCGGTGGACTAGTGCGCGTATACACTGAGGGCGTGGTGAGCTTTAACTGTGCGGCTGCTGTCGGTATTCAAGCGAACGTAGGCAAAAATGTCGCGCTCGTTGATGACAATACTGTCGGTTTGGCAACAGGCAATGACGCTGTAGTCATCGGGATTATTACTAAAATTGAATCGACTACATCGGTTCGAGTTAAATTACGATAGAAAGGAATAGAAAATGAGTTTGAATCCTACACAGCTCGGTCGCGCGGACCTGTACGTCAAGACAATTTTCCGCAAAGCAATGAGCGAAGAGTCGAACGACATAGCTAAAGATTTGTATGCCATTACTCCAAACAAATCTGGTTTTGCGCGGATTTTGAACCTAACCGCCGTACCAGGCATGAGGCGTTGGGAGAGTGAGCGTCGACCAGGCACGTTCTCGTTCAACGTGGAGATGCAGAAAATTGGTAAATGGGAGCAGTCTGTTGCCATTGACGGTGCAGATATCGAAGACGACGAGCTTGGCATTTACAAATCAGGTATTGAAGAAATGGCTCTCGAAAACAAGTTGATGTACTCGGCCTTGGCTATCGAGGCTATCAACAAGGGCTTCGTCACGAAGTCTGGCGATGGACACAACTTCTTCTCTACTGAGCACGGCAACCTACAAACTGGCGACCTGACAGCTGCTAATTACGAAGCTGCTCGCCTGAAAGTCCAGACTCAGAAAGCTGAAAACGGCAAATCGTTTGGCTATCTCGTCGACACTTTGATCGTTGGACCAAACATGGAAAGCAAGGCGCGTGCTGTTGTCGAGAAAGAGAATCTTGCTGGTGGGGAAAGTAACACTAACTACCACACCGCAAAGATTTTGGTTATTCCGCAAATTACAGATAATAGCTGGTATGTTGCCTGCCTGAGTCGAAAGGTCAAGCCAGTTGAAGTGTGTGAACGCCGCCCAATTGGAAAGCTGCGCCAAATCCTGAAAGATCGCCAGGAAGACCAGGACGTCTACACTTGGGGTACTGACGGTCGCTTTGACGCTGCGTATGCAAATTATCGATTAATTGCCGGTTCGGTGGGTTCTTAGGAGGAAGTCATGGAAGATCAGCCAAAATCTGAAAACAAGAAAGCTCCAGAGCAGACCAGCCAGCCAAAATCTGAAAACAAGAAAGCTGAAAAAGCCTTCTGGGTTGACGGATTTGGCGTAACAATGGCTAAATCGCAAGAGGCAGCCGAGAAGAAAGTTAAAAACATTCTTTCTGAGCAAAGCGAATAGCTTTCTGACATGGCAGCGGATAGGAGTATTTCCGCTGCCAGAATGAGAAAGGTATAAATTGCAAATGACAGCGTATTACACAACACTACAAGACATACTCGAAGAGGCGGGTTTGCACCACGTTGAAAACGGTGTGTCCCTGAGCGGCCCAGCCGACGGCGTAAATACAACATTTACGACCGACCGCAAACCTATTACTGATCGTAATTTTGATGACACAGTCACAGTTGATGATTTTGCTGTGTTCGTTGATGGCGTGCCTGTTAAGGCTGTCAGCGTAAATGAAGCGTTTGGTGTGATTGAGCTAGAAAAGGCGCCAAAGAATGATTCGGTAGTGACAATTGACTATTCATACGCGTCTGTGCCGCTGCGCGTGGTTGAGTTAGCGCGTAAAGCGGCAATGGCGTGGATTGATAAGAGTATGGAGGGCGTCGACCCCTGCGCGCCGTATGGTAAATATGGTCGCGAAATACCTGGCAGGGTGGTGGAGCTGTGTACTAACTATGCGGCCGCTCGATTGCTGATCCGTGAATACGGCTTTAACCAGGACATTGAGGGCACGAGCAAAGATGGCTATAAGCGGCTAGAGGTAGTAAAACAGGATATGCAAGAGTTTGTGAAGTCTGGCGGCGTTTGTGGTGATGGCAGTGATGATTTGAGCGCTGGACTTGGCGCTGTTGGTGTGCGATGCGACGTCGATTTGTTCGGCGATTTTCCGGATAGGCGACATCCACATAATGACGATTGCTACGAGCGCGAGGACTAGTGATGGGCTTGCAGCTTGAGTTTTCTGTTGAGGGGCGCAAGGAAGTTTTGCGGGATTTAGATATGCGTGGGCGTAAAGCTAAAAACCTGCAAGCGCCGCTCAAAGAGTCCGCAGATTACATGATGAAAGTCATCGACCAGAACTTTGGCTCGCACGGTGGCGTGTGGGGTAAGTGGAAGCGACGCAAAAAAGCTTATCCGTGGCGGATGCTCGAGAAGACTGGCGCGATGCGGCGTGGTTTTCGCAGCAGGATATACACGAAGCAAGCAGAAATATCCAACTTGCGTCCGTATTTTAAGTATCATCAGTCGCGCCAGCCACGTAAATATCTGCCGCGTCGCGTAATGATGGCGATTGAGGAACAGCAGGCAAGAGAAATAGCGCGCATATTCCAGCGGCACATAATGTAATAGGAGGAAACCATGGCTAAATATGTTGACCCAATACTTAAGCAAATCAAAGACATCTTGGAGAAAGACGGACCGGCAATCCTGCGCGGTCAGTACGGTTACGGCGACCCCGTTGTCATAAACAAAAGCCAGCTGACACGGCCGATGGCATTTATTAGTTTTGATAATGATTATGAAATTCACGATTCAGCCGGCGGCGAAGTCGAGAGCAATATGGCGATCGTTTTGTGTGTGGTTGTAGATATGACCAAAGATTTCAATCAAGGGACAGATGCGCGCAGTCATCTTGAACTGGTGGAATTAGTGGCGGCACGGCACGATGATATGACACTACGAAAGGGCAGTATTATCGGCGCGCTGAGAGCTAATCAAGACCCAGGTGAGCGTGTATGGATTGATGCCGGTGAGGAGACGACGGTGGAGTTTGACGCCACGCCACGCGATAAGGGTCTGTTTACCGCCGAGGCCATTGTACGGTTTAAGGTTAAACATGCGCAATTCCGTCCAGACTTATTATCGTGATTGTGATATAATTAGAGTAACAAATTGCGGTCTCCGAAGGTCGCAATTTTCTTTTTTTGCCTCTTTATAGGAGGCGCTTTTTTGTTACCTAGGTAATAATAAAAGGAGCAAGAAATGCCAACATTTTTAGGACGAAAAGTTGCTGTCGGTATCGGGCTGGAAGATCCGAACGACAAAGGCAAGGCGGTCGCGCCAACGTACGGTGCGCCACATCTCGATATTAGCTTTAAGGATTCGCCAACCAGCAAGATGAACGAGTCGGCGCTCGGCACGATCATCAAAAACAACGGTAAAACCGACGTGCTGGTAGAGGGCGACGGCTCGATATCAACAAAGCTGTGGGCCAAGGGGCTGTACTACTGGCTGGCGCTAGCATTTGGACAGAAACCAACCACCACTGGCGTCCAGGGCGACACCAACGCTAAAGAGCACCTGTTTACACTGAGGGACGACAATAACCATATCTCAGCAACTATGACGATCAAGGAACCAAACCTATCGGCGCAATTTGCCTACGCCATGGCAGATTCTGTGACGTTTACGTGGACACCTGACGACTTTCCAAAGGTGGAGGTAGTGTTTAAGTCGCATAAGAGCAAGGAAATCAGTGGTGGTAACGTGGCATATACCATCGATGACACTGAATTCCTAGCGAAGCACGCGATGTTTAAGATTGCTGACGATTTGGCAGGGCTTGACGCCGCACCTGAAGCAAAAGATATCAAGAGCTTGACGCTAACGATCACCAAAAATCTCCAGCCACAGCAGACTATGGATTCCAAGGATACCTACGGCGAGATTTTGAACGGTGAACTCGAAGTGTCAATATCCATCGAGAAACTGTACCGCGATAAAACCTACCGTGCGATGAGCTATAATGACGAGCACAAGGCATTGCGAGTAGCGTTCATCGATGACAAGAACAAGGCTGGCACGAAAACCGACACCAGTTTGACCTTCGACATCGCTGTCGCAGCATTTAGCGGCTACGAGCCAAGTTATGGCGTGAGCGACATTGCCACCGAGAAGATCGATGCAGTCATGTTGCTCAACACGGCTGATTTTAACAAATCGATTACTGCGAAGTTGGTGAATAAATATACCTATTAACATCGCGTATCAGAGAAAAGCCCGCACGATTGCGGGCTTTTTTATCTAGCGGTGCTTATCGCAAGCGATACCATCCCCATCTCTATCAAGGTGCGGTGAATATCCTGGCTCGCCACGTCGCATATGACTATAGCCAGCAGCACGTGCCTCTTTACAACTGCTAAAGCTGACACCTGAGACTCACTTCCTGTATTTG